TAATCTATTGCTAAAAGAAATGATTAATGACCTTCGTGGCGATGCAATCAATAAACTCACAACATCACAGGTTGTTGCCACATTAAATGGATTCGAAACTCGAATTTCTAATGTTCGCAACGAAGTCAAAGATGCTATTGAACAGGATCTTGCTGTTATTAACAAAGTCAAAGGTCTTCTCAAGGGTTTAATTAAACTCTTTACGACATCTTGCTCTAAGAAAAAGCGCAAAGACGGTGATGGCACTTCAGATGATTACATGGATCTAATCTTAGTTCCAAATCCAGAACGTCAGGGATGCGATGCCACAGAAAGTAACTTTATAGAGATTTTAGATGATATTGACATTGAGTTTAATGATCCAGGAACTACCAATCCAAATATCTTCCAACCACCTTCTGGCGAGATTCCAACAAATGATATGTTGAATCCAGGAGATCAGTTGGTCGGTCCATACCCACCAAGACCTACCGATAACATTACCGACGACGGATTGACTGGTAATCTTGATGGAATTGATCCAAATGTCAAGGCACCTGAAGATCCTTGTGCTAAACCTTGCTAAATATAAAAAAAGGTGTGTAGATGGCACTAACGACCAGAGAATATAAAGACTTAGATTTAAATTTTAAAGCGCATCCAGTCACAAAAGACGTGGTTAAGCGAACTGGCAATGCAGCTATTATTGGAGCATTGCGTAATTTAATCTTAACAAATTTGTATGAAAAGCCATTTCAACCTATTTTCGGATCTAGAGTTCGTGGTTTATTGTTTGAAGATGTCTCATTTATTACTGCAAACATTCTTCAAACTGAAATTAGTAATGTAATCGCCAATTTTGAACCTCGTGTTGGGATTGATGCGATTCGTGTGCAGGCAAATCCAGAACAAAATCGCTACGATATTACTATTCGATTCTTCATAAATAATCTCGAAGCACCAATCACAATCAACTTCTTCCTAGAGAAGGTCCGTTAATGGCAAACACTGATCAAAAACTTGTAGTTTCTGAGTTAGATTTTACTCAGATTAAAAATAATTTAAAGAATTTCCTCAGAGACCAGTCTGAGTTTTCAGACTTTGACTTCGAGGCTGCAGGTATTAATACCCTATTAGATATTCTTGCATACAATACGCATTATATGGCATTCTATAACAACATGATTGCTAATGAAATGTTCTTGGATACTGCGTTGCTTCGAGATTCAGTGGTATCTCATGCCAAAATGCTAGGATACACGCCTGTATCCTCAGTCGCATCGCGAGCGACGATAAATTTACAAATTACTCGCCCGCAAGGTAATACACAAACAACGCTAACCTTACCCAGATTTACTCGATTACAATCAACGCCACTTAATGGTGTATCGTTCACATTCGTGAACACAGAAGCGAAAACAACTAATTATGATCCAACTTGTAATCGTTTTTGTTTTGATAATTTGTATATTTACCAAGGTCAACCATTAACCTATACATTCACATATAATTCTACTAACAATCCAACTCAGTCATTCGAATTGCCAGATGCTGGTATCGACACATCATCTTTGGAAGTTTTGGTACAAGAATCATCGACGAGCCTTAAGACTGAACGATTTACATTAGCAACAGATGCAACAACTGTTTCATCTAACTCTGCTGTGTATTTCATCGATGAGACGCGCAATGGCAAATATAAAATTAACTTCGGCGATGGTGTAATCGGTAAGAGTTTAACAAATGGTAATATTGTAGTCGCTAACTATATTAAAACAGATGGCGCTGCAGCAAATAAATCGAACGCATTTAGTTTAATAGATGCAGTTGGTGGATTTACAAGTTCTATTGTTTTTCCGATTGTGGCGGCTTCTGGTGGATCTGGTCAAGAGTCTGTAAGTAAGATTCGATTTAGTGCGCCAAAAGCCTATGTTTCAAACAATCGCGGTGTTACGAAAGACGATCTTGTTGCACTTATTAATAAAAATTATCCATACTTCGAAGCAGTTAATGTTTGGGGTGGTGAAGAAAATGATCCACCTGTCTATGGTAAAGTATTTATTGCTGCAAAACCAACACTCGGAGTTGAGGTTACGGAATCTGAAAAACTTGATGTTATTAACAATGTTATTAAACCTGTTTCAGTTGTAACTGTATTACCTGAATTCGTAGACGTAGATTACAACTTTCTAAACATTTACGCTGAAGTATATTACGATTCAACTAAAACTGTTCGTTCTAAGGATGCAATTAAATCCTTAGTTCGTACGGCAATTTTAAATTTTAAAGATTCTGAGTTAGATAACTTTAACAGTCGATTTAAATTGTCTAGATTGCTTCGAACAATCGACGACTCAGAGATCTCGATTTCTTATTCTGATGCTGTTGCTGTTATTGAAAAACGAGTTGTGCCTCAAGTCGGAACTGCGAGAAATTACACACTTAATTTTAGAACACCAATTACACGCGAAGATTCATCATATAGAATTTACTCGGCGCCAGGATTTCAACAGTTTGACTCTGATGGAATTCTTCGCGAATGTTTCTTTGAAGAAACTCCAGGATCTTCCTCTGGAATCGAAAAGATTATAATTTTAGATGCACCAGGAAGTTATTTAAGTGTACCAACAATTACAATTAAAGGTGACGGTGTAGGCGCAAATGCATATCCGATAGTCGTAAATGGAAAAATTACACAAATTGTAGTGGATAAACCAGGTAGTAATTATAAAACTGCAACAGCTGTTACCACATATGAAGAAGAGATTGATGAAACTGTTGATTTAAGTGTTTCCATTCAAAATCGATTTGGAATTTTACGCAGTTTCTTTTTCGATAAAAACAATATTAAAACTACTTTAAATCCTTCGGCTGGAACTATCGATTATTTGTTAGGTAAAATCACATTAAACGAGTTTAACCCAGTTTCAATTAAAGATCCACTTAAAATTCTTCGATTATTTGCTCGACCAGCGACAAATAATTTTGAATCTGCACGCAGTTCAATTATTACTATTGACGATGATGATGCGAATGCAATTAAAATTGATACACGCATACTTGATTAATGTTTGCAAATAATTACATTTCAACCGTAGTCGAAAACCAGTTACCTGGTTTTATAAGAGCAGATCATCCTAATTTTGTTACATTGCTCAAAAAATACTATGAGTACATGGAGCAATCGAATAAAACATTACATCTTGGTAAACATCTTTATGATTACATGGATGTTGAAACAACTCGCACTGATCTTGTTAAATATTTTAAAACTAAAATTATTCCAAATTTTCCAGAAGAAACTGAGTTATCTACAGAAAAATTAATTAAATCTGCAAAATATTTTTATTCTAAAAAAGGTTCTGCTGATTCATTTAAATTTTTGTTTAGAACATTATATCGTCAAGAAATCGATGTGTATTTTCCGAAAGAGGATATTTTAAAAGCCTCTGATGGTAAATGGAAATTACCACAAGCAATACGACTTGCTTTTACGGATACAAGTTCTTTAGTTGTCGGTGGCAATGTAACTGTAAATGCGATTACTGCAAACGTAGTAAGCGCGAATGGATTTAATCTTATATCAAAAGGCATTACTGCTAATTCATTTATTCGTATAGGTGATTCGCGTCGTAAAGTTCTTACAGTTAATTCTGCTGGAGATTTTCTCAATGTAGAAATTGCATTTGCGAATACCTTTAACGTCGCTACTGGCGCTGTAATACCAAAAACATTTGATAGCGCAAAACTATTTAAAGTTCAGTTAAGCGAATACACTAATTTTAATATTAAATTGCTTGAAAAGAAACTCGGCGTTGGCGAAACTTCCAGAACAACTTGTGTTATTGAAAAAGCAGTATTAACAGTTGATGGAGAAACGGGTCGCGAGTTCGTAGAACTTTATGTATCAAATGTTACACGACTATTTGATGCGGGCGAGAATTTAATTGTTAAATACACTGAAGCAAATGTAGAAAAAACATTTAAATCAAAAATTGTTTCATTAATTTCTAACATCAGTTTGTTTAAAAATAGATTTGGTGTTGTACAAACTGGTAGAAAGTATATAACTGGCGATCCTGTTGTTATACATAAAGGATTGGCAGATTCGCCCGATGCAGTAAAAGCAGTTGCTGTTGTTAATAATGTTTCTACTGGATCTATTGAGTCTATCGAAATTATAAAACCAGGATATTTTTTTAGAACCGACCCTAATTCTCTAGTTCGTGTGCTTTCTACAACAGGCATCGGTGCTAATGTATTAATTTCTGGTATTTGGGATGATGGTGGTGCAAACAGCGCAGACATTCAGTTTAATACAGATTCTGTTTACTATAAAAACGATATTTTATTAAATGCGTTAGAGTATGATTTCGATAATGTAACAACATTTGCAAATCAAACAATCGGCTCAGGAAATACTACAACATTAATTAATTTAAACACAGCAACTCATGTAGCCAGTACAACAAATGATTTTTATAAATCCTTTGTATTAAGAGTTATAAGCGGAACGGGTTCTGGTTCTTCACCAAATACAACGACAATCACTGCATATAATGGAACAACTAAAATTGCAACATTATCGCCAGCTCTTGGTTCTGCTGTAGATGGCACTAGCAATGTTAAAATTTTTGCAAATGCTCAAACAGAAATAGGCAGAGCATTAACATTTGAGACTATCACTCTCGGTAAAGTTCGCGCACTAAATCTAGAAGATGGTGGATCATTCTTTGAAGCACCGCCTACTTTCGACGCGATTTCTTTACATAATTCCGATTATTCAGCCGATCAGGGATTTTTAAGAATCCCTTCAGGTCAATTTTCTGTGTACAATCCATCAGGGGAACCACCAAGTATTCGTTTAAATTCGTCAAACTCAACATATAGTTTGGCAAATGG